AATTACGAAGAATGCGCTCTGACTTAAAAGATCGGTTTCGAATTCTAACTTTTCAAAAATTCTAATGTTCCCAGAAAAACAAAAACTGACCCACAAACAACTTATGGCTAAGTTAGAATTGATTATCTTTGATCTCCGACCATTTGAAGAAATAAGGATTAAAAAAGACGAATACGGCAAACCAGGCAAGATTATTATTCTGACCTCCGGGACGACATTATTAGACTTTAACCAAGGGGAAGAAATTCAGGATCGGCGAGTAAGTTGACAAGAAGCAAAAAGTATGCTAGTCTTGACTTAACAACATTCGACAGAAGAAATAAGTGATTCGCAGTCGAACGCTTTCATTAGCGTTTAACTGCGTTTTTTGTTTATTTAAGCCATTAATTTGAGTTAATATCCAAAATGGCAGGTGGTAGAAAAAGCTATAAAGAAGAAATTCAGGTAGTTAAGTATATGACGGAGCTTGCAGGTCCGACTTTTAAGTTTATCCAAGCCATGTATGATACTGGGGATAAGAGTGATCGGAAATGGGCAGTAGAGCAAATGGTGAAGTTATATGGTAAAGCAATTCCTCAAGCTGGTGATGACGAACAGAATCCAATTTATTCCAAGCAAATAACAGGAATGGAGATTATTGATGGCCGAAAAGACGGACAAGATCCTGCTTCCGGACAAGATCCAATTCATAACCAAGAACCCGAAACAGCTTGAAGCAGTAAAGTATTGGTTGGATCAGGAAACGGAGCAAATCCTCTACGGGGGAGCTAAATATGGTGGTAAAAGCTATCTCGGAGCATCACTGATTTTCGGAGACGCTTTAATTTACCCCAAGACTCAGTATTTCATCGCCCGGCAAGAACTTACAGATTTAAACAGCTTTACTCTCCCAACCATTCTAGAAGTCTTCTCTAATTGGGGGCTAGAGTTTAAAGATTGGGCTTCATATAACGGGCAATCGCACATTTTTAATTTATACAACGACTCGCAAGTTCATTTTATTGCTTGTAAACCAATGCCGTCCGACCCGATGTTTGAACGTTTTGGTTCAATGCAGATGACACGGGGCTGGGAAGAAGAAGCCGGAGAAATTGCCGAATCCGCTCACGGTAACCTTTGGCTGTCTATCGGCCGGGTTGGGAACGATAAATACAAGCTTAAGAAGAAAGAGCTGATTACCGCTAACCCGAAAAAGGGCTGGATGAAACGAGATTTTATTGATCTCTGGAAATCCGGCCAAATGCCCGAAACTAAGAAGTTTGTCCAAGCGTTTGCTACGGATAACGTTCATGGTTCAGCGGATTACGTTAAATCACTAAGCAATGAGAAAGATCCAGTCAGACGCGCTCGGTTATGGCTCGGAGACTGGGATTATGATGATGACCGAACTTCATTAGTCACATTTGATAGCTTGTCTGATACTTTTTCCAACACTGTAACCAAGGACAATAATAAGTATTTGATCGTGGATGTCGCCCGCAAGGGTCATGATCGGACAGTGCTGAGTTTCTGGGATGGACTGGAACTTTATAAAATAGAACAACGTACCCAGCAAGCAACTAATGAGACCGAACAAATGGTTAAAGACTGGGCCTCCAAAGAACGCATCCCTTATTCCAATATTATGATTGATGAGGACGGGATTGGTGGCGGCGTGGTTGACCACTTACCAGGAACCAGAGGGTTTGTTGCTAACTCGACCCCATTACCAACAGCGACAGAGATCCGCACTAGGGACTCAAAGATCAAAACTGATTTTACCCCGAAGACGAATTTTAGAAACCTAAAGACTCAGTGCGGGTACAAGCTGGCCGAATTGATTAACGAGCACAAGATTTCCTTTAATGTTCCGCACTACCGCGAAACAATCATTGAAGAGCTTTCCGCATTATTAAAAGCCAAAGCCATTGATGAAGATAAAAAACTCCAACTCAAACCGAAAGAAGAAGTCAAAGCCGATCTTGGTCGATCGCCAGACATCGGCGACACACTCATCTATCGTGCCTGGTTTGAACTTAAAAAAGAGGCATTGGCCGAAGACCCCATTAAAAATGTTTTATTAAATCAACAATTAAATCAGTTCGCAATTAATCGTCTGCAAAGCAGACAGAACAGCACAAAATAAATGGCTAAATACAATAATCGAACAACCTCTGGACAAGTCCACGTTGGCTATGGTCGGGTTTACGGGTTTATCGTTAATTCGCACACCTCAGGAACTTTGAAGCTTTGGGATTCTCAGACTGCGGCTTTTAGCGTGATTATGAACACCTTTACTTTCCCCACCGGTTCTGGAGTTTATATGTTTAATTCTGGTAATTCCAACAGTGATGAAGTCGGAATTGAATATAATACCGGGTTGTTTGCCACTATCGGTGGAACCGCAGACATTACAATTCTTTATTCCCCAAGAAGTTAAACAAGAAGCTAAATAAATGGACACACAAAACACTGTAGCGGAGTTAATCCGCAAACAGGAATCTGATTATCTTTCTGGCACGACCACGATTGGAAAATATGTGGAGTTTTCACAATACGAAAACATTGAACAAATTGACGCTTATCTTAACTCTAAGCACGTTTCTGGAGATTTTGATTCTCAGGGCCGTGAGAAGCCGTTTTTCAACATTGTCACAGCCGTAGTTAATATTTGGTATCGAGCGACAACCATTGCTTCGACCATGATCCGGATTAAGAGCAATAAGTTTAAAAAATACATTCCGGCATTCATTGCCACCCTGCTCATCCACGACTGGATGCGTAAGAATAACTTTGATGACTTTCTTAACAAGTGGGATTTAACCGAAGCCCGATACGGCTCAGCTGTGGTTGAGTTTGTCGAACATGACGTGGATTTAATCCCTTCAGTTTTGCCTTGGAACCGATTGATTACAGATACAGTAGACTTTGAAAACAACCCCAAGATTAAAATTCTCTGGTTAACCCCGGCGCAACTGCGCAAAAACAAGCTCTATGACCAAGACAAGGTTAAGGAGTTGCTAGAAGCTCGTTCGGCGCGGGAAACCACGGGTCGTCAAAAGAAAGATAGCAAGTCAGAATATATAAAAGTTTACGAACTCCATGGCGAGTTGGAACTATCTCAGTTAACTGACAAAGAATCAGATAACGAAGAATTCGTGCAACAGATGCACGTCGTCTCGTTTGTTTCCAAACGCGGCAAACGGGGTGAATATGACGATTTTACTTTATACAAGGGGAAGGAAAAGAATCCCCATATGATTACCCACCTCATCGAAGAGGATGGCCGAGCGCAATCAGTTGGCGCTGTAGAACATCTCTTTGAAGCCCAGTGGATGGTTAATCATTCGACTAAGCAGATCAAAGACCGTTTAGACCTCGCCTCCAAGCTGATTTATCAAACTGCAGACCCAAATTTAGTTGGCCAAAACGTCCTCACTGCTATGGAGAATGGCGATATTATCGTCCATGCTGCTAACGCCCCACTAACTGAACTCAACAAAGAAAATGCCGATATTACAGCGTTGCAGAATTTTGCTTTACAGTGGCAAGTTTTAGCCAAAGAAATCACCTCCACGCCAGATGCAATTTCAGGAAACACCCAGCCGTCTGGTACACCATTTAGATCGGTAGCTGTAGAAAACCAAGAAGCTCATTCTTTGTTTGAGGTCATGAAACGCAACAAAAAGCGGGATTTGGAAGAGATGATGCGCCGCTTTGTTATCCCCTTCATTAAGAAGCAAATGGACACCACAGATGAGATTGCTTCCATCCTCCGCTCTCAGGATATTTCAACCTTAGACCAAATTTACGTTCCTGACGAAGCCCGTAAGCGAGACAACCAACAACTAAAGAAAACTATTCTCTCTGGTGAGTTAGCGCAAAATCTTGACCCTAACCAGTTGCAAGCTCAGATTCAGGGGGAAATGGCAACTCTTGGCAACCAGCGCTTTATAAAGCCGTCTGAGATCGCTAGCAAGACCTGGAAAGACGTTCTCGATGGGTTTGAATGGGAATGTGACGTGGAAATTGAAAATAAAGCCTCAGACGATCAATTGGTGGCTCAGACCTTGGTTGATATTCTAAAAATCTCGGCAGATCCAAACGTTCAGATGTTCCTCAATACTCCGAAAGGTAAAATGATCTTTAACAAGATCTTAGACAAGACCAACGCGCTTTCACCTTTGGAATTGGCCCAAATGCCCGTAACGCAATCAGTACAAGCGCCACCAGCGCAAGCATCACCACAACCCCAATCGGTGGGAGGGTCGACTGTGGCTAATAACTCAGGAGCTAGCCCAAGTGGAAATAATCCGGGACTTTCCGCCTAACATTCGCGAGATCAATAAGCGGTTTAGAATCACACCGGATACGGTGTTTGCTTACGGAGATAAGCTTTATAATCCGATTGGTCTGCCCATTCCCCAAGATTTGATGGTCCACGAAGAAAGCCACCAAAAACAGCAGGAAAGTTACGGTGTTATAGAGTGGTGGGCTATGTACCTCGAGCTGCCGAAATTCCGTTTAATGCAAGAAACTGAAGCTTACCGCAATCAATATCAATTTTTAAAAACTGTTCTCAACCGTAAGGGCCGTCTAAGCGCTATTAACCGCTTGGCTGAAGCTCTGAGTTCGGAACTTTATGGCCATTTAGTCAGTAAAAAAGAAGCAAAGGAACTTATCGATGGAGAATAAACCCGAGAATAAACAAGGTTCACAAATGCGGATCACCCCAACAGAATTGGAAATTATCCGCAATACGTTTGGTGGCAACGAAGAACTCTTAAGACTGTTACGAAAAGTCTTCTTACCCGAACTTGATCCTTATACCCCGATTGGTCAAAATATTGACTTGTGGATGACGGTGCGGATTGAAGATTTGTCTTTGGAACAAGCTTTGATTAATCTCAAAGCCAGAAACACCCTTATTTCGCATTTAGATCAGTGCTTGAACACCCTGAAGGTCTTAGCTGAAGCTTCGGAGCCAAAAGATCAGAAGAAGAATTCAAGCAGATAACTTTGTCCGGCTGTAAGCCGTAATTAGCGCTTCTGACAAGTTCAGAGGCGCAACGGTGTGGCTTACACACTCATTCATTGCTCATGCCAGAGCTTTAAAAGGCAAAATATGTCGCAAGACACCGAGGAATTGGACTCTTCAAACCAACCGACAGAGGAAGTCGATAACACCGAAGAAG